ATCTAACTGCAAAAGTAACCGGCATACTTCCTGTTGCTAACGGAGGTACAGGTGCTTCTAGTTTAACTGCAAATAGACTAGTAATGGCAAACGGCACAGGTGCAATAACTGTACTTGCTGCTGGTACTGCAGGTCAAGTAATGGTTTCAAACGGTGCTTCGGCACCTGCGTTTGCAGATGTTGACGGAGGTACATATTAATAATTAAGAAAGTGAATATATAATGACAAAGTATGATGACGCTCAAACTATAACAGGTGAAGTAAACATAAATTATGTTCTGACTGCTTACTCAAAGAAACTTACGAGTGTTATGGGTGAGAATATTTTATTACAGGCAAAGTTATCTGAAGTAGAAGATCAGAATATTAATTTAACAAATGAATTAACGAGATTAAAGACTAAGGTAAATAATGGCAACAGTAATAAAACCAAAAAAAAGTGAAACGGCAAATAGTGTCCCAACTACAAGTGATATAGTTGTCGGTGAAATGGCAGTAAATACTGCCGATAAAAAAATTTATATTAGAGATTCTAGTGATGATATTGTTACCTTGGGTAGTGCTGCTGCAGGTGCAACAGCGAATGCTGCTACTCAACAATATATTCTAACAGGCACAACCTCAGACGCAACTGAAACAGAAATTTTTGTAGGTGGTGTTTCTAACTCTAGAGTGAGTGTTGCTGCTAATTCAACTGTAATGTATAGTGTTGATGTTGTTGCAAGAAGAACTGACTCTGATGGTGTTGGTGCTGGTTATCACTTTAAAGGTGTTATAGATAATAATTCTGGCACAGTTGCTGATGTTGGTACCTTATACGAGGTCATAGTTAGTGAGGATAATGTTGCTCTGTTAGCAGATGTTGGCGCTGACGCAACAAATGATACAATTTATGTAAAAGTAACCGGCATAGCAGGTCATACTTATAGGTGGGTTGCTGTCCTAACTACAACGGAGGCAAAAGAATAAATGGCACGAACCAGAAGTTTTACTATTGATGGTGCTACCGGTAAGGCAAAGATTGATGTAATATCAGAACATTCGGAGATTACAAGTGTCGCTTCAGATGATGTTCTTTTATTATCAGATACCTCTGATTCTGGAAATATTAAAAAGGCAACAGTTTCAAATGTAGCGATCGGTGGACCTACTGGTCCTACCGGACCTACAGGACCTACTGGACCTGCAGGTAGTGATGGTAGTGATGGTGCTACTGGACCTACCGGTCCTACGGGTCCTACAGGACCTACTGGTGCTGATTCAACGGTTGCCGGTCCTACTGGTCCTACAGGACCTACTGGTTCTACTGGTCCTGCCGCAGGGTTTGGTACACCAACTATTCAAACAGGTTCACCTATTGCTATAACTTCATCTGGACCTGATACTGCTAAAGTTTTCGCTTTCACTATACCATCTGGTCCTACTGGACCTACAGGACCTACCGGACCTACGGGACCTACTGGTCCTACTGGTGCTGATTCAACAGTTGCCGGTCCTACTGGACCTACTGGTCCTACAGGTGCCGACTCAACAGTCGCTGGTCCTACTGGACCTGCTGGACCTACTGGACCTGGCGGTCCTGCTGGTCCTACAGGACCTACTGGACCTACTGGACCTCAAGGTCCTACTGGACCTACTGGTTCTGCTGGTTCTGGTGTAACCTTCAAAGGATCAGTAGCAAATACAGGCGCCCTACCTTCAAGTCCTACGCCATCAAATGGTGACGCCTATATTGTTCAGAGTAATGATAGTTTTCATATGTGGGATGGATCTCAGTTTGTAAGTGGAGGTTCTATTCAAGGTCCTACTGGACCTACCGGTCCTACTGGACCTACAGGACCTACTGGTCCTACCGGTCCTGATGGTGCTACCGGTCCTGCCGGTGCAGATTCAACAGTTGCTGGTCCTACTGGACCTACAGGACCTGGTGGTCCTACTGGACCTCAAGGTTCAACTGGACCTGCTGGTCCTACTGGTCCTGCCGGACCTGAGGGACCTGATGGTCCTACAGGACCTGCTGGTCCTACTGGTCCTACTGGTACTGCTGCCGGTTTTGGCACACCAACTATTCAAACAGGTTCGCCGATTGCGGTTACAGCATCCGGACCTGATACAGCAAAAGTATTTGCCTTTACGATACCTGCTGGGGCAACGGGACCTACTGGTCCTACTGGACCTACAGGACCTACTGGTAGTGCTGGTGCTGATTCAACTGTCGCTGGTCCTACTGGTCCTACAGGACCTACTGGACCTGCTGGTCCTGATGGACCTACAGGACCTACGGGACCTACTGGACCTACCGGTCCTACAGGTTCTGCTGGTTCAGGTGTTACCTTTAAAGGTTCAGTAGCAAATACAGGTGCTTTACCTTCAAGTCCAACACCTTCAAACGGTGACGCATATATAGTACAAGCAGATGACAGTTTCCATATGTGGGATGGTAGTCAATTTGTAAGTGGAGGTTCTATTCAAGGTCCTACAGGACCTACTGGTTCTCAAGGTCCTACTGGACCTACAGGACCTGCAGGTGGCACAGGACCTACAGGACCCGCTGGACCTACAGGACCTACTGGACCTGCCGGTCCTACAGGACCTACTGGTGCTACTGCTGGTGTTAGTACGACAGTTAATGCCCCTAGTAGTCCTAGTGATGGTGACCTCTGGTGGGATGAAGAAGATGGTAGTTTATTTATTTACTACAACGATGGAGATTCTGCACAATGGGTTGAAGCGTCTCCAGGAACAATAGCAGATGATACAATAGTATCTGACTTTTTTAAATCTAAGGTAACGCTTTTAATTAAAAATTCAGCAGGCACTACCTTGAAAACAATATTTAGTCCAGGAGTATAAATTATGGCAGCAATAAATTTTCCCAATTCACCTTCTAATGGTGATACACATACAGCGAACGGCGTAACCTATGAGTTTAACGCCTCGAAGTCTCGATGGTTCATAACTGATTATGACGCACCCACAGGACCTACTGGTCCTACAGGTCCTACCGGACCTCAGGGTTCAACTGGTCCTACTGGACCTACAGGACCTACTGGACCTGCTGGTCCTGATGGACCTACAGGACCTACGGGACCTACTGGACCTGGTGGTGGTATTCAATCTAACTCAGACTCACAACTTAATTCATTAGGTGTCGGTACTGGTGCCTCTGCTACTGCAGGTGAGATTAGGGCAACAAACAATATAACTGCTTTCTATTCAGATGAGAGATTAAAAACTGTTCTTGGTGAAATAGATGACGCATTAAATAAAGTAAAAGAATTAAGAGGTGTTTACTTTGAAGAGAATGAAACTGCAAAGTCTTTAGGTTATACTAACGATAAAAGACAAGTAGGTGTAATCGCACAGGAAGTACAAAAAGTATTACCTGAAGTGGTAACTGAAGCGCCAATAGATGATAAATATATAACAGTATGGTATGACAAGTTAATTCCTTTATTAATTGAGGCAATAAAAGAGTTATCAGCGAAAGTAGATAAATTAGAAGGAAAATAAATGGCAGTCCCAAATTCAAAAGCAACATTAAAAGAATATTGTCTGAGAGCATTAGGTAAACCTGTAATTGAAATAAATGTAGATGAAGAACAGGTTGATGATAGAATAGACGAAGCGCTACAATACTTCTCTCAGTATCACTATGACGGTGTTGAAAGAATGTATATGAAATATCAGGTAACTGCTGATGATATTACAAGAGCAAGATCAGATGAAACAGTAGGAACTGGTTCTGAAGGTTCTGTTTCTAACACTTTTAAAAATCAACAAAACTATATTGTAATGCCGTCTGCTGTATTATCAGTACTAGGTATATTCAATTTCAATGATAAGTCAAATTTAAATATGTTCGATATCAGATATCAAATGAGATTGAACGATTTATATGATTTTTCCTCTACCTCTATATTACACTATGAAATGACAATGAGACATTTAGATTTCTTAGATCATATTCTCATTGGAGAAAAACCGATTAATTTCAATATGCACAATAACAGATTGTATATAGGAATGGATTGGCAAAATGATATTGAAGTTGGCGAATACATAATTATAGAATGTTATAGAAAACTAGACCCCACAGCATATACAGATATCTATGATGATTACTTTCTGAAAAGATATACAACTGCTTTAATTAAGCAACAATGGGGTGCTAATTTATCAAAATTTCAAGGTGTAACCATGTTGGGTGGAGTTTCTATGAATGGTGCTGAGATTTATTCTCAAGCATTATCTGAAAAACAAAAACTAGAAGAAGAAATTAGATCCACATTCGAGACACCTATCAGTTATATGGTAGGATAAAATGCCAACTAATGTATATTTCGATCACGGTAATACAAATGAACAGCGTCTTTATGAAGATTTAATCATAGAGCAGTTATCTATTTACGGTCAAGATGTTTATTATTTACCAAGAACTTTAGTAAATGAAGATACTATACTAGGAGAAGATACTTCTTCTAAATTTACGGCAGCATATGCTATAGAAATGTATGTCGAAAATCAAGATGGTTTTGAAGGCGAACAAGAGATCATAAGAAAGTTTGGTGTAGAATTAAGAGATGATGTTTCTCTTGTAGTTTCTAAATCAAGATGGCAAAAAGTTTTAGAAATAGAAAATAATTTAATTGAGTCTAGTAGACCTAATGAAGGTGATTTAATCTGGTTTCCTCTTGTTAATGCCTTCTTTGAAATACAATTTGTAGAACACGAACAACCTTTTTATCAAGTAAATAATGTACCTGTATATAAATTAAAATGTACTAAGTTTGAATATTCGTCTGAAGAAATATCTACTGGTGTTGCTGCGATAGATGATGTTGAAGATTCTTTATCAACAAATATATTAAACTATCAAATTACTGTTGAAAGTGGTACAGATACATCCGGTTCGATTATGATGGAGTCTGATATAGGCGATAAGAACTACATATTATTAGAATCTGCACCTGTTGATTTTTCTACTGTACAAGCGGTAGATCAATCACATAAATTTGAAGCGGCGTCTGGTTCAACTACTGCTTCTAGTACAGATGATATTCTAGACTTCAGCGAAAGAAACCCATTTGGTGAAAGTGATTTCTCATTTTAGAAAGGATTTTTAAATGTTCGGTCAATATTTTTATAATAAACATATACGAAATACAATTATTGCTTTCGGCACAATATTCAATACGGTTAGTATAAGAAGATATGACTCTAGTGGTAATCCTGTATCAAGTTTAAGAGTGCCGCTAATGTATGCACCAAGAGAAAAGTTTTTAGCCAGACTACAACAACAAACTCAATTAGGCGCTGGCGATGAAGAAAAAGTTGCAATCACTCTACCTCGATTGTCTTTTGAAATGACTGGGTTCTCATATGATCCCAGTCGTAAGATTAATAAAATGCAGAAATATAAAACTGCAAAAAGTGCTGACGATAAAAATGTTTTTAGTCAGTATGCTCCTGTACCATATAATGTAAATATAAATTTGTATAGTTTCTGTGCTAATTCAGATGACTCTTTACAAATATTAGAACAGATACTTCCGTTCTTTCAACCTGACTATACAGTAACCTTTATAGAAGATAAAACTATGGATATCAAAAGAGATATACCAATCGTTTTAAATAGTGTTGATTACGAAGATACTTATGATGGTGATTTTACAAGTAATAGAAGAATAATTTATACATTATCATTTACTGCAAAAATTTATCTGTTTGGTCCTATTACTAAAGGTGCTGTGATTAGAAAAGTATCTGCTGATTTATATGATAAGATGAATACTGAAAATCCTTCTCGTAAAGAAAGAGTCACTATTACACCTAACCCTACAAGTGCTGACTATGATGATGATTATAGTTATACAGAAACACTAGAATTTTTTGATGATGGTAAAAATTATGATGAAACTACCGGCACAGATCAATAGTTTCACATAATATAAATAATTATATGAGTAAAATTGACGATAAGTTAAATGAAATTTTAGATGTTACCGCTGAACAAATACTAACACCTAAACCAATAGAACCTAAAGAGATTACTGTAATACCAGAATCAGCAGACCCTCAAGATGATTTTGAACACGGTAGAGAAAATCTTTATAAGTTAATAGAAAAAGGTAATGAAGCGATAGATGGTATTTTATCACTCGCAAAAGAAAGTGAACATCCTAGAACATATGAAGTTGCAGGACAATTAATTCAAACAGTAAGTCAAGTATCGCAAGATTTATTAGGTCTACAAAGTAGATTAAAAAGACT